CGGGTCATAAACATTTTGATCGCCGCAATAGTGATCATCGCCATAATTTATTTGGTGATCGACGTGCTCTCGTGTCTCGGCGGTGGGATCAGGCCGCTCCGATGACCAACACCGAACGCAACCTCCTGCGCCTCCTCGCCGAAGCCGCCAGCCTCCTGCTGATGGCCGACGCACAGGCCGCCGACACCAATACCGCCGCCGCAACCCACGCCGCCCGCCTCGCCCGGCAAATCGAGACCGCCATCACCGCCATGGATCTCGAGCGCGAGCTGGCCGAGGCACACGCCGCCCGTCAGAGCGCGCTACAGGCCGCCCAGGCGTCAGGGGGTCATGTGGGTGCGGACAGCGGCCAGACGCCGCGTAGCGCGCTCTCAGGGCCGGGAAACGCTATGCCGCTCGGGCATCTCGAGCAGGCCATGTGCGCAGACGGCGCACAGCACGCCCTCAGAGCCGCTGGCCTGGCGCCAAAGGACGGCGCGGAATGAACGCCGTCGCTCACGCGATCGTTGACAGGCAACCAGATACCGGGTTAGATCCCCAGCCACAGGATACGGGGCTGGCCCGCGTTGTGGCCCCCATGCCTAGCGGTAGCCGTCGTGGCCCACGCTGGCACGTCTTCGCAACCTACCCCCAGGCCGAACGCCGCGCCACCGCCCACCTCATCCAGCAGGGCTACGAAGCGTGGCTGCCGCTCGTTACCGTCCGCCGCCGTGATCGCGTCATCTGGTCGCTCTGGCACGAAGTCGAAGTGCCGCTGTTCCCGTCCTACGGCTTCGTCCGGTTCGATGCATCGACCACCGAGTGGGGGCCAATCGGTAATACCCCAGGAGTGTTCCGCCTGTTCACCACCGATACCCACCAGCCACACCCCGTGCCCCATGGCGTTGTGGAAGCGCTACAGGCCACCGCCGAGGCGCGCCGCAGCGTCGATGCCGGTCGCACGTCGTGGCCACCAGGCATCGCCTGCAGGCTCGCCGCTGGCCCAATGCGCGGTCATGACGCCGTGGTGATCGGCACACGCGACGGGCGCACGTTGGTGGGCGTCATGTGCTTCGGCGCAATGCGCGAGGTTGCGGTTGCAACCGACTGTCTCATAGCGCGCGACTAAATCCAAACTAGACACAGACTGATAATGGCTACTGGTGGACGGAATGGCGGGGCCAAGACGGGCGGCCGACAGAAAGGCACGCCGAACAAGCTCAACGCCGATCTGCGCGCAATGATCCTCGGCGCGCTCGCGGGTGCTGGCGGACAGGATTACCTGCAACGCCAGGCCGATCAGAACCCGGCCGCGTTCCTCACGCTCGTCGGCAAGGTGTTACCCACGCAGCTCGTCGGCGATCCTGACCATCCGATAACCTACGTGCTGCGCGCACCGTCACCCGTCGAAAGCGCTGATGAATGGCTGCGATTGCACGCGCCGTCCGACAGCAGAACCGATGCAAAGCCAGTCATCGAGCATGAGCCAGTGAAGGATGGTATCGAATGAAACTACCGCACTCGCCAGTCAGTCGGCGGTGGTTGTTTCAGATGAAACTGCACCAGCTTCGTAAGCCATGCTTCAATGCGTGGCGGGATCTCAACCTCACCGCGCGCCCATTGGATTGGCAGATGCGTGTTGCATTTGATGTGCCGAATCAACTCACGTTGTGACCAACCCAACACATCGAGCCCGCGTGCTTGACGACGCAGATCTCGTAACCGTATGGGAAGCTCAACCAGGCCCGCAGGCAGCGTTCGTCGGCTGCCCGATCTTTGAGATATTTTTCGGTGGGGCCAGGGGCGGAGGCAAGACCGATGCCGTTCTCGGCGAGTGGGCGCTGCACGCCGACGAATACCGCGCCGACGCTATCGGCCTCATGGTTCGGCGCACCCGCATCGAGTTGCTGGAAACATACGAACGCGCGCGGCTGATCTATGCCAAGCTCGGCGCCTCGTTCACCCAGAACCCAATGCGTGTCGTCATGCCGAACGGCGCACGCCTGACGTTCGCCTACCTTGAGCGCGACGCCGACGCCGAGCAATACCAGGGTGCGAGCTACACTCGTGTATACATCGAGGAAGCCGGAAATTTCCCGTCGCCCGTGCCGATCATGAAGCTGATGGCGACGCTACGTTCCGGCGCTGGCGTACCGACCGGCATTCGTCTCACCGGCAATCCTGGTGGGCCTGGTCACCAATGGGTGCGCGCCCGTTACATCGACCCCGCCCCGATGGGCTGGCGCAGAATACGCAGCGCCGAGGGCCTGGAGCGTATCTACATCCCATCGCGTGTCGGCGATAACCGCTATCTCGGCAGCGACTACGTGCAGCGTCTGCGTTCCTCCGGCAGTCCCGAGCTTGTGCGTGCGTGGCTCGAAGGTGACTGGTCGGTCGTGTCGGGCGCGTTCTTTCCCGAGTTCAGCATGGAGCGCCATGTCATCGCACCGCGGGCCATCCCCGAGCACTGGGCGAAGTTCCGTTCGTTCGATTGGGGCAGCGCGCGGCCGTTTGCTTGCCACTGGTGGGCGGTGTCGGACGGCAGCGTCAATGATATCGCGCGCGGTGCGCTTGTCTGCTACCGCGAGTGGTATGGCATGAAACCCGGCGAGCCCAACGTCGGGCTGCGCCTCACCGCCGAGGCCATTGCCTCCGGCATCAAGCTGCGCGAGGAGGACGATGGGCCGATCATCGGCGTGGCAGATCCGGCGATGTTCGCCGAGGACGGCGGCCCGAGCATCGCGCAGCGCATGATCGTGCAGGGCGTGATATTCCGTCCGGCCGACAATAAGCGGGTTGCAGGTCGGGGCGCCATGGGAGGCTGGGATCAGGTGCGTGCGCGGCTTGAGGGCGACGCTGACGGCCGGCCGATGCTGCTGCTGTTCAGCACCACCCGCGATCTGATCCGCACGCTGCCGGCGCTGCAGCACGACGATGCGCGGCCCGAGGATGTGGACAGCGACATGGAGGACCATGCGCCGGATTCGTGTCGCTACGCATGCATGTCGCGGCCGTTCGTGCGGGATACTGTCAAGCCGGTCGTGCGGGATAGCTGGGACCATGCGTTCCAGCGTGCCCGGCAGTCCGATGTCGCAAACTGGAGGATCGCTTGACCGAAACCCTCTCCGGCGCGCGGTTCAGCCGCCTCGTTGGCCACGATCCCGACAAGTGGGCCGCCGCGTTTCTCGGCGCCTACGCGAGCGCTGATGCTGTCCGCACCGACGCCGACCGCCAGGCGTTTGTGGCAAGCTGGTTCCGCGACGCGATGGACGCCGCGGTCAAGGCAGCCGCGCCGCAGAGCTTACAGGTGGTGTTTCAGAATGCACCCGCGTGGCCGTCCGAATAGCTGATCGTCAATGTCCGGCTGGCTCAGTCGCTTGTTCGATCCCACGGTGCTGCCGCAGGACTACAGCGCGCCGGCCAATCAGCTCGGCCCGCTGGCGCAGCAGGTTATGCGCAACCCGGTGGGGACGGAGACGACTTCGCCCTATGCGTCGCAGTCCGTGGGCGTGCCGTCAGGCCCGTTCAACCCGATCGAGGCGATGACATCGAGTGGCCAGCCGATCCTTGGCACGGACATGGATCGTGCGCGGGCTGCGGTGGCGCAGGGCATGCAGGAGGCGCCGGCGATGGTGCTCGGCATGGTGGGCGACGCGCCAGGCGGCAAGGGCTTCACCGCGTATCACGGCAGTCCGCATTCGTTCGATGCGTTCGACACGGCGGCGATTGGCACCGGCGAGGGCGCGCAGGCTTACGGGCACGGGCTGTATTTCGCGGACAAGGAGGGTGTGGCTAGGGGTTATCGAGATGCGTTGGCGGGTAAACCTACAACGTCCGGCGTTCATGTTGACGGCGTACCCGCTGAGGAAGCTGGCTTGTCTCCTGGTGCAATCTCAATGGCCAAAGCGCACCTCGATGGGTTCCAGACATTAGACCAGTTCAGAGCGTCCAATGAGGCGTCGCTACAACGTGCGCAGGAAGCTTTGCAGCGGTTCCCGAATAATACAGTGGGAATCCTCAACCGGGATATGGCTAACAGGTCGCTTGATGCGCTGGACGAGTTGAAGGGGCGACAGCTTTCGTTCCAAGAACCGATCCAGCCCGGCCACATGTACGAGGTGAACATCAACGCCCCGCCCGAGCATTTCCTTGATTGGGACAAGCCGCTCAGTGAGCAGTCGCCGCAGGTACAGCAGGCGCTGAGCGCCAATCCGCGAGTTGCCGAGGCGATTAAATACAGCGACAACCCGGACGATCCGACAGGCCGGCAAATCCACAATGCGATGGTCAGCATAGCTGCCAGGAAGGGCGGTAATGGTGACGTGATTGCGAGCGAAGCGCTTCGCGACGCCGGCCTCCCCGGCATCCGCTACCTCGACGCCGGCTCGCGCGGCGGTGGCGAGGGCACACGCAACACCGTCATCTTCGATCCCGCCACCATCGAGATCCTGCGCAAGTACGGCATTGCCGGCCTGATGGCAGGCGGCGCCGGCGCTATCGCCGAAACCCAGCAACCGCAGCAATGAGCGACACCGCGCTACACGTCCACATCCACGAGCCGCGTGGCCCGTCCACGCCGCCGGCCGTCGCTGACCTCACCAGCGGCGCCGACGAGTATCCGCGCGATCTCGACGATCTGCACGGCCGGCTGGTGCGCTGGTTCGAGGAGTCCGAACTCGCGCGCCAGGACGAGATCAACCTGGCACAGCGCGACCGCGAGTATTTCGACCACGTCCAGTGGACCAAGGACGAACTGGACGAACTGAAGAAGCGCGGCCAGCCCGCCATCGTCATCAACAAGATCCACGACAAGGTCTCGCTGCTCTGCGGCATGGAGCGCAAGGCACGCACCGATCCCAAGGCGTTTGCGCGCACGCCGGCCGAGGACGACCGCGCCCTGGCCGCCACGCAGGCGCTGCGGTTCATCAGCGACGACAACGAGTTCTCGCTGGTCCGCAGCGCCGTGTTCGAGAACATGCTGATCGAGGGCGCGGGCGGCGCGGAACTCGGCCTCGAGGACGACGGACAGGGCGGTGCGAATATCACGATCACGCACGTTCCGTGGGATCGCATTTTCTACGATCCGCATTCCCGCTCGATGGATTTCAGCGACTGCCGATACAAGGGCTTGGTCATTTGGATGGACCGCGACCAACTCGAGGGCCTGTATCCCGAGGGCGACGACGTGATCGAGGCGTCGTTCTCGTCCACGGATTTCTACTATAACGACAGGCCGGAAACCGCATTCTGGACCGACAACCGGCGGCGCCGCGTGCGTGTCGTGCAGTGCCATTGGGACGAGCGCGGTACGTGGTGGCAGGCGACGTTTACGAAGAACGGCATTCTCGCCAATCCGCAGCGCAGTCGGTTCAAGGATCGTAAGGGTAAGAGCGCGTGCAGCCTGCTGTTGCAGTCGGCGTATATCAACCGCGAGAACCAGCGCTACGGCATGGTGCGTGGATTGATCAGCCTGCAGGACGAGATCAACAAGCGGCGCTCCAAGGCGCTGCACCTGCTGTCGGTGCGCCAGGTGGTGGCCGAGCAGGGCGCGGTGCAGGACGTGGACAAGGCCCGCCGCGAGGTGGCCAAGCCGGACGGTTACCTCGAGGTGATGCCGGGGTTCAAGTTCGAGATCGAGCAGAGCGCGGATCTGGCGTCCGGGCAGTTCCAGCTGCTGCAACATGCGACAGCGGAAATGCAGCTATCGGGGCCTAACGCGGCGATGTCGGGCACCGATCCGCGCGAACTCAGCGGGCGGGCGATCCTGGCCCAGCAGGCGGGCGGTGCGGCGCAGAACGAGCCGTTGGCCGACGCGCTGCGCTACTGGTCACGCCGGGTCTACGAAAGCTGCTGGATGGCCGCGCGCGAATACTGGTCCGGCGGCAAGTGGGTGAGGCTCACCGACGAGCTCAACGGCACGACGTGGGTGGGCATCAACCGCCCGATCCGGGTGATGGACCGCTTCGCGGCGATGCCCGAGCAGATGCGCATGCAGATGATGCAGCGCATGCAGTTGCAGCCCGACGATCCTCGGTTGCAGCAGGTGGTCGGCATCGAGAACGACATTACCGACCTCGATGTGGACATAACGATCGAGGAAGGGATCGACATCCCGAGCCTACAGCAAGAACAGTTTGCCACACTGGTGCAACTAGCTGGTATGCAGCCTGGGCTTATTCCTGGGGATGTTCTGATCGCTGCTTCTGGGCTGCAAGATAAAGAACAACTGCTCCAGCGGATGCAGCAACATCAGCAGCAACAAGGGCAGGTACAGCAGCAAGCTGGCCAGCTTGCGCAGCAACATGCTCAAGCCGACATCCAGAGCAAACAGGCTAAAGCCGCCTCCGACTTCGCGTTGGCGCAGGAGCGTAAGGTCAACGCGGCGGCCAAGGTGCACGGCATTCATGCCGACTTCAGTGCGCCGCCCTATGGCCAGCCGAATGTGGCGCCGGACAACCCGCCGGGCGTGCAGGGCATGCAGCCGTCCGATCCCGAGCAGATGACGCCGGAGATGGCGCTCGCGCACCACCTGGTGGATTTGCACAAGAAGGCCGCTGACATCCGCAACACGCAGGCGCAGGCGGCGCTGACCGCGGCGAAGGCGGCGCAGGTCCCGCACCAGACCGTGGGCGAGATCGCCAACACGCACCAGACGATGGTGACGACCAATCGGCTCGCACAGACGCCGATCCCTCAGCCGGGACAGCCGGGAGCATAATTCTTGCCAGTGAGTCGGTTATGGGTGGAAGACTACGACAGGCTGGAAATGCTCTATTGCGTGATGGGATGGGATATTAAGGACATCGCCAGCACCTTGGGCAGAACACCCAGAGCAGTTCGGGTGCAGGTCGATATGCTTAATTTGCTGCGAACC